TACAAACAGACGCTCCAACCAGTAATTCAAAGGGGGTTCGCCAAAGAAAATAAAATAAATTAATATATGATAAATAATCATATAACACATAGAAAACACAGGCTTCATTACATGGTTTAAACCATGTAATTTGTATAAGAAATACACATAATTTAAGAATAAAACCAACAAAGACTGAACAGTCTGGTATGGAAAACTGAACAGTTTTCATATTGAATAGGAGTTAGAAAATGGCAACAACTGGTACAAAAGTAGGCAGACCAATAGCACAAATCACAAAACCTGCCGTTGATCATAGTTCTGAAGGTATACCAGAAGTTCCAAATGAATTAACTCCTTACGGAAAAGAACTTTGGAACTTCATATGGGAATCTGGGGATCATTTAGATCGGCAAAGGGATATTTTACTTGTACAAAATATTTGTGAAAAATTCGAAGAATTAAAAAATTATAAAAAACAATTAAAAGATATAAACCTTTTAAAGAAAAAAGAATATAAACTTTTAAAAGATTCTGATGCAGATCCTTTTACTTTATTAGCCAAAGAAAAAGAAATAAAACTTGGCGATATGTATGAAGGATCAAATCATGCATATGCTCCATATCCACAAGTTAGATTAATTCAAGAAGGACGAGCACAAATTGTTTCTTGGTTAATTGAATTGCAGTTTACTCCAACACATGCTCCTGATTTTGATGGTGATGAAGAACTAAATGAGTTTATGAAACAGGATAGATAACATGGCTTTTTATCATGATGAGAAGATTGCAGATGTTATCAAACCTGATGATAATTGGAAGCCACTATATTGGACTGATGCTAAAAACAAGAATACAAGTTTTGCTGATGCAATATGTGATTTTATTGAAAAGTTTTGTATTCCAACATTAGAAGGACAAGTTCAAGGTTTTTATTTAAGACCTTGGCAAAGATGGTTAATAAGACATATATTTGAATTAGATTCTTTTGGTTTGTTTAGATATAAAACAGTTTTCATAATGATTCCACGAAAGAATGGGAAATCATTTTTAATGTCTTCTATTCTTACCTATTTTATTACAAAAGCAAGAAATGGTGATCAGTTATATACTGTTGCTAAATCAGCAAAACAGGCAAGGGTTGTTTTTGAAGAAGTAGCAAAGAATATTTATAGTTCAAAAATATTAGGTAAAATTACAAGACCTTTAAAGAATGAGATTTTACATAAAACTAAAACTGCTGTTCTAAAACCTTTATCTGGTAATGCTGGACAAGCACAAGGTTTAAATCCTTATATTACTGTTGGTGATGAGATACATGTTTGGGATAGTTCAACTGGTACATCTTCGTATGCAGAAGATATGTGGACTGCTATTACAACAGGATCATCTAATCGACAGGAGTCTATGTTTATTGCAATTACAACGGCTGGGACGAATTTAAACGGGTTAGCATATGGTAAATATCAGTATGGTGTACAAGTTGCTACTGGTGTTATTCAAGATGATGCTTTTGGTTTCTTTTGTTGGCAAGCAGAAGATGATGATGATATTAGTAGTATAGATACTTGGAAAAAAGCAAATCCAAATCTTGCTGAAGGTTTATTAGAATTATCTGTTTTACAAAAAGAATATAATCAAGCAAGCCAAATTAGTACAACTGAATTTGAAAGATTTTATCTTAATAAATGGATTAGACTTGGAGATAAGCAATTATTTATTTCTGAATATAATTGGAAACAGGCTATGGATAAAAAACTTGGTAAGATTCCATTAGGTTCAGAAATAACAGTTGGTTTTGATGGTTCTTTAACAGAAGATTCTACTGGTATTGTAGCAATTGATATTAAAACAGGTTTGATTGAAGTTTTGTATGCTTGGGAGAAGGACATAAATAATGCTGATTGGTTTGTTGATCCGCAAGATGTTGAAGAAAAGATGGAAAAGGTTTTTAATAATTATAAGGTTGTTAAATTATATGCTGATCCTTCAAGATATAAAACTTTGGTTCAGATTTGGGCAAAAAGATATGGTAGAAATATTATTAGGGATATTCCACCATCAAATCAAAGAATGGCTCCTATGTCGTCTGATTTTAGACAGGATATTTATACTAAAACTTTGCATCATGTTGGAGAAGAAAGATTAAGTAAGCATGTTATGAATGCTATTATAAATGAGCGAGAAGTTCCTATGAAACAGACAAGAAATAGTCCGCATAAGATTGATTTACTTATGTGTGCTGTTCTTGCTAATGGTGCAAGACGAGAATATATTGAAAAGCAGGAAGCTATTCAAAGAAATAAGGCTTTTTATACGAATTAGTAAGCCTATATATAATATTGTAAAGGATTAAACGCATGACCCTATCATTTGATGAAGCAAGTCTTATTAATAAACTTGAATCCAAACTTAAAAAAAAGGTTTGGAAAAATCTTGACAACTATAATTATTATGATGGCAGATTAAAGGTTAAAGATTTAGGTGTAAGTATCCCAAAAAGATTAAAAAATCTTGATGATGTTTTAGGTTGGGCTTCTGCACCTGTTGATACATTAACTGAACGAGTTCAATTTGATAGTTGGTATTCTGCAAACATAGATGATGATCAAGATTTAATTAACGATCTTATTGCTCAATATAAAATGAATAATGTTGATTTAGAACAACAAAAAGTAGCAAAAGATTCTTTTATTACTGGACACTCGTATATTTCTGTTGGTGTTGGTGATACGACTATTGGTGAACCACCAATTATTTATATGGCTGAATCTCCAAATGAAGTTTATGGTGATTTTAATTTACGAACAAAAAGATTAGATAATGCTTTGAAAAAAGTAAAGTCTGAAAAAGGTTGGATTGGAGCTTTATATCTTCCTGATCAGACTATTTATATTGCCAAAGGTAATAATAGTTCTATGTGGGTTGAAACTGATAGACAAGTTCATGATCTTGGTTTTATACCTATTGTTCCTGTAATAAATAATCCTGATACTAATAATTTACGAGGAAGATCAGAAATTACTAAACCTTTGAAATCAGTTATTGATTCTGGTATGAGAATTCTTCTTCTTGCTGAAGTAGGTAATGCATATTATGCATTACCACAGTTCTTTTTGCTTGGTGCTGATGCTTCTTCTTATTATGATGCTGATGGAAATCCAACAACTTATATGGATTGGTTAGCTGGTAAGATTAAAGTTCTTCCTGCTGATTCAAATGGACAATCTCCACAGATGACACAGGTTGCAGCAAACGATGCAGGTAATATTTTAGATCAATTAACAATTTATGCAACCCTTGCAGCAAGGGAAATTGGTTTGCCACCTTCATATTTTGGTTTTGATACAGTTAATCCTTCTTCTGCCGATGCTATTCAACTTGCTGATGAAAGGGTTATTACAAAAGCAAATAATAGAATCAAACATCAGAAACAAGCATGGAAGCAGGCTTTTGCTTATGGACAGATTATGCTTAATGGTGATTTACCTGATTCATGGTTGAATATTGAACCAGTATTTATTGATCCTGCTACTCCTACACCAGCAGCAACTGCTGATAGATTAAGTAAATTACAAGCGTTAGGCGTTTTTGATAAAGACTTACCACAATGGGTTTATAAAGAACTTGGTTTGACTGATATGGAAATTGCTCAAACAAAAGATTTTATTCAAAAATCACAAGGTAATCAGTTAATAAATACTTTATTAACGCAAAATCCTTCTACGATTAATCTTACGCCTTCTGATGGGACAGGAAGTTAATTATTATGGCTTCATATAACGAGGTAAGGGAGCAATTGAACTTGCAGCATATTCAAGCATTGAATTTGCTAACAAATACCTTTAATAATCAGTTTATTAATTTTAGTAAGCCTATATATAATATGAAAGATAATAATGATGACATAATGAATTATGTTTTCAATGCTTTTCCAAAGTTTGTAAGTCCTTTTCAACAGAAAAGTTTACAACTTGGAATGGCTTTTTATCAAGCAAGAAGACAACAAGCACAAACAAATTCTGGTAGAAATTATACAACACTAAAAACAGATTTAAGTGTAAATAATATCTTAAAGAATTCATTAGGATCAATACCTAACAGTATCTTTAATTATTTAACAAGTGATGATGGTTATTCAAAATTACAAAATGGGCAACCTTTACCTCAATTGGGTAAAATTGCAACAAATTCCATAACTAATTCAGATAGAAATACTGTTTTAGATTTATCAACTGGTGATAAATGGGTTTCTTCTGATACTATTTATAGAATTGCAAGTCCAAATGGTTGTACTTTCTGTAAAATGATGACATTAAGCAGGAAAGTATCAGATAGTGATAAAGATTCTTTCCATTTGCATTGCCATTGTGTTTTTGATAGGGATTTTGCTGGTGAAGAAGAATTCAAAAATAGACAACAATTCCAATCAAAGTTTGAAGATGATTATAACAAAGCAGTTGATATGATCAAAAGTAATTCTGCTGGTGATAGAACAATTCAAACTAATACAAAGGAATATTATACAGCGGTTAATAAACAACTTAATCAAGCATCAGCTTCAAGTCTTGCTAATGATTTTGATAATATCAATAGTAATGAAGCAAGAAACCAAAGACATCAAAATCAAGCATTAAATCAGAAGATATCAGAATTAGCAAGTAATGGTTTTGAATTTCCAAAAGAAATTCAAGATGGAGATAATAAAGGTAAATTTTCTGGTGATAATTATAAAATGGCTGAATATACTTGGACTGATATTGATGGAAAAGATCATACAGAAAGTTTAAGTTCTTATGATGCCGCTGATTACTTATTAGATAATAAAATAGACTTAAATACATTTGGACAACCAATTCATAAACCAGTCCAAAGTTTAACAAATAAAAACATTGCTACTGCAATAAAAATTGTGCAGGGTAATAGGAATGTTTTAGATTATTCACAAGATTCTAACTTTAATCGGTTAGAAAAAACAAACTAAAATCTAACACTGAACAGGGTTAGTGCTATTTCTGCACAGAAAGGTTAATATAAAATGGCTACGGAAAACGAACAACAGGATACAACTCCAAAAGTAGAACCAACTGAACAGACGGGTTCACAAACAGGAGCAGAACAAGAACCAACGGATACTGATGTACAAGATTGGAAACTTTCTTCCAGAAATTGGGAGCGACAAGCAAGAAAAAATGCTGATGCTGCTGAAAAATGGAATGAGTTTATCAACAAAACATCACCTGAATTAACAAAAAGATTAGAAACATTAGAAGCTGAAAACAAAAGTTTAAAACTTTCTTCTATTAAAGCCAAAGTTGCAAAAGAAGTCGGTTTAGTCGATGAACTTGTTGGCAGACTTACTGGTGAAACTGAAGAAGATCTTAAAAAAGATGCTGAAAGTCTTAAATTGATTTTTGATTCTGTTGTAAACAATTCTGGGTCTAAAAAGCCACAGGTTCAACCTGATAAAATTCAAGGACCAAGCGATAATACAAATAACATTAAAAATGTTATAAAAACTGAAGAAGATTTGAAAAACTTCTTACTTTCAAAACAAAAATAAACTATAAGGAAAATTACAATGACAAATTTATTTACTGATTTTGACTTGGGAGCTGTATTAAGTGGGATTACATTAACCGATACTGCAAAACCATCAGCTTTCCAATCATTAGGTACACAATTACCTAACCTTTCACTTCAAGGTGCTATTATTCCTAAATTTACAGGACTTGTATCACAATGGACTGCTGAAGGTGCCGCAAAACCTGTTTCTGGTACAAATGGAAAAATTAAACTTATTCCCGGTAAACTTGCCGCAATTGTTGTTGAAACAGAAGAAGCATGGACTATTGATGGTTTAGCAAATGCAATTGCTACTGCTGCTCCTACTGCACATGCAAAAGGTTTTGACTATGCTGTTGCTGGTATTACTGATGTACCAGATGATGCAGTAAACTTCTCCGTTGTTGGAGATACCACAAACGAGGCAACAATTGGTGCAGGTTCTGATTCACTTGGTGATTTCCTTGCAGCACTTGGATTAGTTGAAGACGGAAACCCAACAGGTGCTGTTCTTACAACTGGTATGGTTTCTTACCTTATGTCTCAAACCAATGGAGTTGGTGGACGAGCACTTAATGTTCAATACGACTTCAAAGCAGGTTCTGGTTCTGTTGAAGGACTTCCTTTCTACACCATTACTTCTGCTGATAAATTTGGTTTTGTTGGCGACTATTCAAGATACTTCTGGGGACAATTTAGTCTTAACGACACTCCTGTAAGAATTGCAACTGAAGGTATCGTTACTGATACTGCTGGTACAGTTCATAATCTTGTACAAGATAACAAAATTGCTGTTATCCACGAGGTTTTCGTTGCATCTGGTGTTTCTGATCTTAACGATTTCGTTAAAATCACACCTGCTTCTGAAAGCTAAAAAGAAATAAATTAGGCATGGCAGGAGCAGTCTTACGACATAAGTCTCCTGCCATTAGCCGACAATTTTAGGAAAGAATATATGACTGATTTAACTTGGGTATCACCAACAGATGTATTAAATAGATGGACAGGCACAGATGATAAACCTGATACTGATGATACAGTATTTACAACATTAATAGAAGATGCACAAGTGTTAATTCAAACAAGATTTCCTAACATACAAGATAGAATAGATGATAATAAATTAAATACAACACTTATTAAAATTGTTGTATCAGCAATGGTTCAACGAGCATATCAAACTATTCAAAACGGTTTATCCTCCTATTCATATGGTACAGGACCATTTTCAGAAAGTGGTAGTTTTTCTACTCCTGATAAACGAGGATTATACCTTACACAAGATGAAATAGATTTATTAACACCAAATAATTTAAAAAGTAATAAAGCATTTTCAATAAATCTTGATATTCACCACAAAAACTTTACAGATGATATTATTGTTCCATTCGATAACAGAATAAATGTTGATAATAGATATTATGAAAATCCATATTGGGGTGAAGTATGATGAGACCTAATGGGAAACAAACTGTAATAGTAAGACAAAAAGTATATTCTGGTGAAGTAGATGAATATGGAAACCAAATATATACAACTACTGATACATCAGTAAATAATTGTTTAGTAGCACAAAATGCCACAACAGCAGTTATAAATGTTCAACAATTTAATGGTTCTACAACTGATATTACAATTTATTTCCCACAAAATGTTGAAATAAATGAAGATGCTACTTTTATTGTTGATGATCAGCAATATAGTAAAGTTGGTAAAGTTATTTCTTGGGTTTCACAAAAAGGTTCACCAATTAAACCAAAACTTGTTGTAAATGCTAATTTAAAGGTTGGATAATGGCAGATAAACCAATTACCACAAAGAATATTAAAGTAGATTCAAATACTGTATCATTTATCTTAACTGGTGTATCACAAGATGTTCTTAAACAATATGGGGAATTGTATATAAATATGGTAAAGGGTTTATATACAGATCATGAAGTTAGTGAATCTGATTGGTTTTATAGATTACATTTAAGAAAAGGAAAATCAGGAAATAGAATGACTATTGTTATTGCTTGCACTAATCCTAATATTCCTTTTATTGAAGCTAAATATGGAAGAATTGCTGAAGTTTTAAATGCACAAAAAACTTCAGCACCAATAAAAGTTACTTTTACAAGAAATGGTTTTGTTTTAGAAGGAGATTCATGATAGACCCACGAGTTCAAAGTGTATCATTTGATGATCCTGATTCAGTTTTAATTGCTGGTTTAAAAGAATTATTACCAATAGTATATACAGATAATCCAATAAATATTTCTGTTCAAACAGAAACACAGCAAACAGAAACTTTACCATATATTCAAGTTGTTGTAAGACAACAAGGAGCAAGATATTCAAATAAAGTTTTAAAAATTGTTAATTATGGCATTAATATTTATGTTAAAGGTTATGATAACACAAATTATAAGATAGCTAATCAAATTAGTTTGATTTTGGAAACTATCTTACCAATGCTTCCTCAAAGAACGGGAGCAGCTAAAAACTTACGAAACATAAGTTTCGATGAAGGTTTTCAACCTATTGAAAATGATAGTTTGGAAGAACAAAGATACGCTACTATTGAAGCAGTCTTCAAAGGTAGCACATTTATATTATAAGGATAAAAATGGCAAATAACGCAGAAAACACGATGAATGCTTTTACATCAGTACTTTATAAATTACCTGATGACACAGATTTAAGCATTTTTACAGATATTACAGTTGAAGTTCCTGAAGGTTCAACTGATTACGGATACTTCTCGGAAGATGGTGAAGTTTATTCTCAATCACCTTCTATTACCAAAGTTAAAGCACATCAGAATAATGATGTTGTTAGAACACTTGTATCAGATGCAGATCATACACTTGCTGTAAACTTTATTGAAGATACACCTGCTGTAAGAAATCTTTACTATGCAAATGTTGAAGATGGTTCTGGTAAAACAATCGTTAATCCATACAAAGTATCACATGGTAAGTTCTATTATTCAGCATCAGATACAGCAGAAGGTTTTGAAAAAACTACTGTTTATGTATTTGAAGCTGATGTTACTCCTAACGGTGATATTACATATGCTGCTGGTGATAATCTTGTAAATTATCCAGTATTGTTTACCTTTGTTGGTGATGTTATTAAACTTTCTTCTGTTCCAACCGAATCCTAATAATATGTGTAAGCCTATATATAATATGTAGGCTTACACATTGAAAGGTATTAAAATGGCTGAAAAAGAAGCACCACAAGTTCCTGAATTTAATTTTGATTTTAAAGGTAAACAATATACTTTACCAGCGTTCAATAAACTTCCATTTAGAACCAGTAAAGTATTAAAAGATTTCACAAGTTCTGTTGATAATAAATCAAAGTTAGACGATGAAATTGCAGTAAACTTTGCTTATGATCTAATTTTAACTTTGGAAAAAGCAGATAGTTCTTTAACTCCATTTGTTGATACAGCAAATATTGAAGAAGTTGGAGAAGTTATTAGACAATGGTTTGAATTTGTTGCAGAAAAGTCTGATTTAGAACCAAAAAACTAATATGGCTTCTTCAACAAATGGAAAAGTTTGAAGAAGCATTAGTTTATGATTTTAGATCAAAGTTTAATATTTCTTTATATGATGTTGGCTATACAATTAAATACAGGGAAGCATATAACCTTTGCGTTGGATTATTAAGTTTTCCTGAATCCTTATATTTTACAAAATATCATTTATTCAAATTGCCAGTTTCACAAACAGAAATATTGCTTATTGAAATGCATAATAGAATTGTTGATGATGTATTTACAAATGTTGATAAAAAACATCAAAACAAGAAAAAAGATTTTTACATTAAGCAACAACAACCTGAAGTTCCTGTTATCAGGCTTAATCGAAAAGATGGTGATGCTATGAGACAGCGAATTATAGAAAATTATTTGAAACAGAAAGAAGCAAATGCCTAAAAGTAGAATTGGTGAAGCTTATTTACAGATTGTACCTGTTATTGGTGATTTATCTAAACAGCTTTCTACTCAACTTAATGTAGCAGCTACAAGTAGCGAAGCTACAAATGCTGCAAGTGATGCTGGTGAAAATCTTGGTAATGAAGCAGGTGAATCTGCTGGTTCAAGTGGTGGTAAAAAACTTGCTGCTGGTATTATGGCAGGTTTAGCTGCTGCTGGTATTGCTGATTTCTTAAAAGATTCAATTTCTGAAGGTTTAGAACAACAAACAATTAATAATCAAGTTGCTGCTGGATTAGGTTTAAATCAAAAACAACAAAAAGTAGTATCTTCTTCTATTGCTGATGCATACAAGCAAGGTTATGGTGAATCGTATGATGAAGTTGCTGATGGCACAAAAGGCATAGTTAGTCTTTTACAACAAACTAATACTAAATATTCTTCTAAACAATTAACTGAATATACAGAAGCAATGCAAAATCTTTCTTCTGCTGGTTTAGATCAAGAAGATGTTTTAAAAGCAGTTCAAACAGAATTAACATCAGGTTTTGCACCTAACTTTAAATCTGCACTTGGAATTGTTGCTGAAGGTTATCAAAAACTTGGACCTAACGCTGATGACTTTTTAGATACATTAAATGAGTATTCTGGTGATTTTAAAGAATTCGGTTTAAATGGACAACAAGCATTAAACTTTATTAGTGATGGTATGAAAGCGGGAGCTAAAAATACTGATACGCTTGGTGATGCTTTAAATGAGGTTAAGATTAGATTAACTGAAAAATCTGATGATCAATATTATCAAGCAATTGGTTTAGATCCAAATACTTTAAGAAAACAATTAGCTGCTGGTGGAAAAGAAGCTACGGCAGCTTTACAAGAAATTATTAAAGCATTACAGAAGCAAGGAAATGCTGCTGATTGGGCTAATATCTTTGGTACACAAGCTGAAGATTTTAAAGATGTATTCAGTAAAATCAATTTGGATAATCTTACCGATTCTTCAAATGATGCAAATAAATCTTTATCAAAGTTGAATAAAACTGTTAATGGTGGAGTTAATAGTTCTTTAACTGGACTTAAAAGAACTATTACACAGACTTTTATTGATCTTCTTATGCCAGCATTAAATAAGATTGCTCCTGTTATTACAGCGTTTGCTGGTTGGTTAGAAAAGAATAAAGTAGCAGCAACAGCAATTGCTGCTGTTCTTGGTGGAGTATTACTTGCATCGCTTTATCTTGTTATTGCAGCATTATGGGCTGCAAATGCTGCAATGCTTGCTAATCCTATGACATGGATTATTCTTGCTATTATTGCAGCAGTAGCATTATTAACAGTTGGTATTTACGAACTTGTTAAGCATTGGGATACTGTTATGGGAGCATTAGCAACCGCAGCAAAAGCAGTAGCAGACTTTTTCATAAGTATCTGGAATGCAGTTGCAACTTTCTTTATTGCTATCTGGAATGATGTTGCAGGTTTCTTTGTAAAATTATGGAATTCAATTGCTAATTTCTTTATAGGTATTTGGAATGGAATTCTAAAATTCTTTGAAGGCGTTGGACAATTCTTTATTAACATTTTTAATTATTGGCTTACAGCAAATATTATAGTATGGACATCTATTATTGGATTTATCCAAAAAGTTTGGAGTAATGTAATTGGTTGGGTAAGTGGAGTTTGGAATGGTTTTTGGAATGGACTTATCAACGGTATAAAAGCAATTGGAACATGGTTTACAAATCTTGGTAAAGGAATTGTTAATTTCTTTATTGGAATAGTTAATAATGTTATCAATCTTATCAACACAATTATTAATGCTGTTGATAAAATAAAGATTACAGCACCAAAATGGGCTGGTGGTTGGACGCTTGGTTTTAATATTCCAAATATTCCTAATATTCCACAGTTGGCTAATGGTGGTACAGTTCTTCCAACTCCGGGTGGAACATTAGTTAATGTTGCTGAACGAGGAAAACCAGAAACAATTGTTGATAGTGGTAAGATGAATAAACTTATTGATCAATTAACAAAAGAAGGAATGAGTAGGGCAGCAATACAATATATTATAAATCAAGCACCGGGTGAACCAATTGAAAGTCTTATTGCAAGAATTAATCAATACAATAAACTTCATGGTTTAGTCTCAACAACAATAGATTACGCATCATAAGGAAGAAAATGGCAGAATATCAAACCTTTATAATAAATAAAATGAATGATGATGTTAATTCGGATTTTAGAATTGATGCAACAACTTATTTAAATATAACAACTCAAACTTATTTAACTGAATTAGCAGGTTGGGACGATACTGATATAACAAATATCACAACTAATACAAATATTCTTGGTGCAGGTAGTTTTCCAACCTCAACGCAGATAAAAGAACGAGTAATTACTGTATCATTAGATTTTTATGATAATACGGGTGATTTTAATGTTTATAATAATCTTAAAAATATTAAATCATGGCAAGTTGCTTTTACGCCAATGCAACTTACTTTTAGAAAACATACAGTTAAACCAGATACTTCTTCACAATCTAATTTTCAGAATAGTGCATCAGTTTATAAAGAAATTATTAATAATGCTTTGATTCAATCTACAACATGGGTTCAATTAGATGATCATGCATCTATGGATATTGTTTTATTATGTCCGTCCCCATTAAAAACAGTATATGTAAACGATTCTCAACAATCTGGTTCTTATCTGTAAGCCTATATATAATATGTAAAGGATATTTATGGACTTAAAGTGGATTTTGTTTAGAAGTGTTGATGGTTCAACAGACTTTGGTGGAGCTTATACTACAAATGGTGGATATTATTTTTTACCAACAACACAAGATAGTTTCACAATTGCAATAGATGGTTCCGATAATGCAAATGTAAATATTGATATGAGACAATTGGATTATTCTAATGGTACAGTTGGAACTAAATGGACAACAGTTCTCCAACCGTGGGCAAAAAGTATTGCATTAGTTGATTTTGATAATACACAGAATACAGATCAATTTAATGGTTTACCATTTCAGGTTGTATTTGCAGGAGTTATCAACAAAGCAAGTGTTGTTTATAAAGATATAATTCAAATACAAGCAGTTGGTTTAAAACAGTATTTGAATACTGTTATTATTCCTGATTTATCTTCTTATTCAAATAATACGATAAATTCTAATCCAAATGCTGGGATTACATATGGACCAGATTCTTCTTGGCAATATGTAATAGCTGATATTTTTGATGATTCATATAATAAATCAAATGCAGGAACTATTCCAAAACTTCTTGGACATTATCAAGGTTCTGATAGAACAACTTCAGAAGGAAGAAGTGGATTACAAGTCAAAAATCTTAATAGTTCACTTGTAAGTATTGCTGCTGTTGCAGATTCAGTTAGGGATACTTATTCTGAATGGGGAGTTGAGTGGTGTCCCGTTCCAAAAGCAGTTGATGCACATAATATTGGTTATTGGATTTATATTGGTGAAAATATAAATGGTGGTTGGTCGAGAATTAGGAGAAATCTTCAAAATGGTGCTTCACATAAGCAACAAGATTATTCAAATAGTACTTATGCATTAACATCTTCTTACGATGCATGGTTAAATGATCCTAATTTTGGTTTGCTTAATTTAGAAACAGATATTTCTGGTGATAATTATGCAACAGTTCTTTTAGGGCAAAGTAAATCAGGTGATACAAGTGCAGGTACAGGAGCAGATTTTACTTACCAAACTGATACAAGTGGAGCATTAGGTAATATTTATCTAACTAAAACTTATAATCCCGGCCAAGAAATAGATGAATCTGCTTTACAATCTAATATGTCTCAAAGGCTTAATTTTTATAAAAATGATAATAGTAAAACTATTTCTATTACAACAACTTTTGCAGATAAATCTGGTTCTGGTATTTTTGGTTGGGTAAGCCATTTGGGAATGGTTTGGAACTTTGATCTTAATGGAGTAGATGATACTTATCAATTAAGTATTATTACTGATGGAACATTATATAGATTAGTATCATTAACAGGATCATCTAATAGTAAAACTTTCCAACAACAATGGTTGCCATTAACACCATTTTTTGCCCAAATCCCTCCACGACCTAATTCTCCTATTGGATCGTCGGTTGAAAATCAAGGGAATACAAGTGGAAATAATGGTGGTTTAACACCACCTATTTCAACGATACCTATTGTTCCCCCTAAACTTCCTAATGCTCCGATATCAACTGGTGGTGGAAGTACACCTTCTTTACCTGATCTTGATGATCCTACACAGATACAAGACGGAACAAATCCTCCTGCTATCCAACAAGGAAGTATATATAATGATATTGGACCAACTTTAATGACATCATATAAATCTATGCTTTGTTGGATTGATAATAATAACTGGCAGCATGATCATCAAGATTATACTGGTTATTATTCTACTAATGAATTTGGTAATGATAATGTAAGGCATGAATTAACGGATTGCCATAATTGGTTTAATAATGATTGGGCAAATAACTGGAATCATGACTTTCAATTTAAATATGTAGATACATCTAATGCTAGTCAGTGGACTTACCAAGATGGCAATCAAATTACTGTTCAGAATGAAACAACGATTAATTTTAATCCAACTACGCTTTTTGGATCGGCAATTTTAAGCAGTAGTTTAATTATAAATGAAACAATAACTAATCTATGGGAAACTGATATTGGAAATAGTACTGTTGTAGGTAATTATCCAGATCAATCTATTCATAATTCTGATAGAATTAATAGTTTAGATATGAACTATGGTGGATCAGATTTACACATGACAGCAATGTGGATGAAACCATATATGGATGAAACTAATCTATATCTTTGGTTTCTAATTTTAGTCGAAGCGCCAGTTAATTTTTATCATGATTCATCTGCATCGGGACGATTTACAAATACAATGTTTGCTACTGCATTGTTTAAAAACGATAAGGCTACTGGAACCAATGAAACTTGGACTCCTGTTGCCATAAATATAAAAGATAATGATTCATTTATTTATCCGTCTATTGGTAATAGTATGAATCAAGTGGTTGATAGTAAAAGATCACTTTCAATGATTAACTATATTATCTTACAGAAAGATCATGGTCTAGGAAGTAGATCAAGTATGTGGGGTATAAGGGAATTAAATACATATAATGATGTAATTGAACCGACAACATTTACTTGGACAACAAATAACGGTAGCGAACAACATGTAAGTATCAACATAACAGATGAAAGCAATGGAACAAATCTTTTCCATTCTTTTTATATTGCTACTGGAAAATGGTTAGAAGTTGATTTATCAACTGGAACAATAAAAAATAATAAATTACTTATTCAAGATTATTCAAACTATGGAATATCCTATTCTTTAATTAAAGATTCTGTAAATAACTGGGATCTTTCTAACTATTTTGGGAAGTTGAATCCCAATATAGGAGAATCAGGCGGTGGTAATTTTCATCCTATTGCTAATCCAATCTTAAATACTGTTGATGATAGTACTAGCATTATCGATTATGGTTTTTATGGACATGCAAATTTTAGTCTATTTATAGAAGATTATAACTTTAACGATATTACAATTGTTAAAAATATTTCAACAATGTATAGAACAAACCAAAGTGGAAAAATATATCCTAGGGATTCAGACGCCGAAATAGATATTTATGTACTTAAAGACGGAGAAATATCAGTAGCTTCTCCAGTTTATACAACACAAAACCTAGCTAAAAAAACATATTTTAAAGATCAAAATCTAGGTTTTCCGTTTGTAGCAAGCAATAGTGGAAAATATTATTTTTCATCAGGTGTTACTGATGATCAACAGAATCATAATGCTGATCTTTATGTTTCAACGGCAACAAAAGAAGGTTTTTATAAATATGCTAATTTAATTCATGATGGATCATCTATAAATTATTCGACTGGATTTATTGTTTTTGCTATAATAAATGGAATGTACATATATACATATTGGGACGGTAATTCCGCAACAAATAAGCTATGGTATATTGATTTTACACCAAGCTAACAAATTTAATTAATGGGAAATCTATGTCTAATACACAACAACCAAAAGAAAAAATTAAACTTCTTGATAAAGTACAGATGAACTGGACAGCAATAATAATTACTGCAATTATTGCACTTGCTTCTGTAATAGTTATATCATTTGTTTGGGGAACTTTTGCTGATTATGAAAATCTACTAAATAAAACAGGTGCAGCAGATGCAACAACATTTTTTAACACAATTCTTATTTCACTTGGAAGTTTTATTTTAACCATAGGTGGAATTATTACAACTGTTCAAATAAGAAATGGAAGTAAATTAAATAAAATTGAAAAACAAACTAATGGTAGAACTCACAAGCGGGATATGATTATGGATGTCTTACTTATTAAAGAAGCTATGGAAAAGGGACAAGCTTCACCTGATGATGTTATAAAAGCAGTTGCTAATGCAGAACTTGCTCCAGATGAAAAAGTTAATCCACCAGAAGATGATTTCACAGATGATGAAAAAACACATTTTAAAGAAGCAATAAAACATTTGGAAGCATTAGCATTTAAGCGACAAAAACGAATCACAGATAATAATGATAAGAAAGAACAGTAAGCCTATATATAATATGAAAGGTTTAAAAATATGACTACTACAACAAATCAAGTTGCTACACAGGTTAAATATCCGTGGAAGGCAACCTTACGAACAGTTATTCAAACTGCAGTACCAACAATTTTAACAGTTGTTGCTGTATTAGGAGTTTTACAAGATTCTTTTAATGTTTATCTTCCTGCAAGCGTTATTGCATGGGTTGCAGGAGCATCAGCATTTCTTGTAGTTCTTGCAGGAGCACTCACAAGAATATTTGCTATACCAGCAGTTGATGCATGGTTAACAGGTTTAGGTTTAGGAGCAACTCCAAATGCTTCTACTTCAACAACCATATCAGATGCTACAACTGCTGAAGATGATACTTTTGGTTCTGATGCAGTAGAAAGTGAATCATAATGGCTATTGGATTTGCAGATATATCAGAATATCAGGGTAATGTTGATTGGAGTAAATATCCACACCCCGCAGTAGCAATTAGGGCTACCGATGGAACATATGTTGATAAAAAACTTAAACAAAATCAAGCAGGAGCAAGATCAAAAGGTTTAGGTATTTGGTATTACCATTTCAAAGAAGCATCAACTTCAGCAACAGTTCAGGCAGATGCTATGCTTGCTGCTATTGGAACATTACAAGCAGGTGAAAGTATTGTTTTAGATGATGAAAATCAAGCTACAACAAATGCTTCTTTTGCTGCTGAATTTGCAAGCAGAATTAAAGCAAGAACTGGTTTAAAAACACTTATTATTTATGCATCACAGGGTAAAATTGTTAGTGGTGCTTCATTAGCAGCAGCAGGATATGTAGGCTGGGTTGCTAATTGGGGAGCAAATAATGGTTCAAATAATAATGTTGTACCATCAGTTGCTGGACTTAAAACTGTTGCTAAACAGTTTACAAGTAATGGTTCACTTGCTGGTATTAGTGGACGAGTAGATATAGATGTATTCTATGGAACTATTCAAGAATTCAAAGCATTGGGTGCATCAACCACTACTACTATTAGTTCAGGTGGTTCAACTTCTACTCCTTCTTCTAAATATGCAACTATTCAAAATGGATCATCAGGACAACTGGTAGCTAACCTTCAAGGTTTTCTTAACAAAGTTTATCCTGCTTATTCTAAACTTGTTGTTGATGGTAAGTTTGGACCTGCAACAACAAGTGTTGTTAAACAATTCCAATCAAGATCAGGAATTACAGCAGATGGTATTGTAGGACCAACCACA